CCTAAACTTGATGTTAGGGTTGATATGACTGTATTCTTTTCTGTATTATTTAACATATGTTAATATACGAAAAATACCTGAAATTACCAAATTTAATTACTCATTAAACCAATCTTCCGGTATAACTTTATCCGCATATTTAAAACCATTTTTTTCACACCAATCGGCGTAAGTGGTTTTAGAACTTTTGTTTATTTTATTTCGGGAATTTGTAAATACGAAACGGATGTCTAATTCTGGGTGTTGTTCTTTTATTAGCATGTGTTTTTTCCTATCTGCTATTACAAAACGCCCTTTGGTTTCAACAAAGATACCATTTGGAAGTAAAAAATCAGGATGATATGTGTGGTCTGATGCAGGAATGATATATGGCACCTTTTCGGTTTCATACATCACCTTAATTCCTTTACTATCTATTTGATTGGATATAGTTTCTTCAAGGCCGGATTTAAACCCATGCTTTTTAGCAACCCACTTGGAGTTGAATTTTGTAACTCTTTTAGCCATAAATTTGGATTACCCCTTATTTACAGTTTGAGAATATGGAGTAGATGGAATTTCACCACCTCTACCTGTACCAAACTTTTTAGCGGTTAAAACAGCATCATCTGCTTTTTGATTATCATCGGTACTATATGGTGTTTTTTTTGATACGCCAGCATCATAGGAAATCTTATCAGTTCCCAAATCTGCTTGACTTGCGTTGTAAATGTCTAAAATACTTTGTGCCATGTTGTTATTTTTTAATATAAATATAAATTATGTATCAAAACGAATAATAAAGTTGATAGGAATATCTGGATAAATTTTAATTGGTTGTGGAAACTTAGCCACAGCAAGTAAATCTGCGTTATTATCGTATAATCCTATTGTTGTAATATATGGTGTTAAGAATGATCCTGATTTATCTATTGAACCACTTTCATCGTAGTGCTCAAATCCTGCTACAACGCTTGTGTTATATGAACTTGTATATCTATAATCCAAAACTTCTCCATTTTCCAATATAGATTTTTTACGAATGTAATTTACACCTGGATAACTTGTAACCCTTACAACTCTATTTTGACTGTCTGTAAAATCGTAACTATCTTCGTCTACAACTGCTATTGCTGAACGGTTTGTAGATATATTAAATTCACCTTCTTTAACTACTAAAAGATATTCGTGTTCGTATATTGTTTTTGTAGATTTATAAGTTAAGTCCCATTGTCCTTCAAAAACTTTATCTGGATTTTTTGTGAAAGTAATTAAACCTTGTGCATAAAATACATTTCCTTGCAAATTACGAATACTACTATTATCCATAGTATACATTGAACTTGAAAAATTATTAGCAATTCCGGTATTTAAATCCAAAGTTGTAAATGAAGCACTTGAAACATTTGAATTATATAAAAATGTTAGGTTTTGATAAGTTGGCATTATTCCACTTGCATTCAAATCAAGAGAACCACTTATTAACGCACTTACTTGCAAAGATGCCGAATATACATTTCCAAAAATGCTTGATTGAAAATTTAAATTACCACCCGTTGTAGTTGTTCCGAAATCAAGTTTACTAAATTGCGCAGGCTCCGTATCGTATGTTATCAAATTTCCATACCCATCATCGTTGTATGTAATATTTCTAAAATTATCAATTATTTCTACGGAATTTTTTTTAATTCCCTCGCCAACATATGCTTGCGGTATACTTATAACTTTTGCACTACCACTTAAATACCGTTCATTTAATCCATCATCATCGGCATTATATTCATTTGATTTATTACCAAATCTCATAAATGGATTATCTTCGTGGCCATTATAAAATTGTGCTTTTAATTGATGATATAGTTGCTTTTTATTAAATTCAAATGGACCTGCATCTCGTATAAGACGAATTGGTGCCATATTCAACGGCGATGTATTATCAAAATCTACAGCATTATTATTGTAAGAAAAACTTATTAAAGGTATTGTTGCGTTAGTTGGATCGTATGCAAAAAAAGCAGCTACGCTACCCCAGTTAAAATCACTATAAGCAAATGTTGTATACGGGTAGACTATGCTGAAACTTGCTATCATTTCTATTGCAGCAAACCCGATTGGTTGTGCACCGAATCCTGAATCAGAAATTCTCGTAGTTCCCACTTGCCAAAGAGTGTCATCATATGATTTTAAATAACCACCAGCTGTACTATCGCCATTGAGTGTATTAAACAATATTTGATAATCAATTAGCGTAGGCATTCTCCACCCGGCCGGCGGTTTAGCTGCAAGAGCTCTTACTGTACCATAATCATAATAAAGTCCATAACTACCACTATCAATATTCGGATATATTGCATCAAATCCAGGATATGCATAAAAATGATCCGCATTAACACTTCCATATGAATTTTCCAAAACCTGCCAATCATTTGAATCAATTGTTGGATCATTATATGCCTGACTACCATCTCCGGTAATTGTTATTCTTTTAAGTTCGGATCCATTTGGTAATGTTTTTATATCCAAATTAGTAGACATCCATTCCTGAGTACCAATGGTTACAGATGGAAAATATACTGCCGCTCTCGTATCCGTATTCGTATCCGTATCTTCAGCATATAATAAATTAATATCGGTGGAAAGTTCACTAAATTGCCACTCCTTATATGCCTTGAACGGACGGACTTGAATATCTGATGGTGGTATTACTTTTAACATATCACGTATAAATATCCATTTAACTAAAAACCCACCAATCAAGGTGGGTCAATAGTTATTGGTTATTCTTTATTAAAAATCTAATTTAACTTTGATTGCGATTTCCTTATCAAATGATTTATCAATCGGTTTAGATGTTTTAGCTACTGCTAACAATTCATGTGCATCATTGTATAAACCTACGGTTGTAACGTATACATGTGGGTCTCTTTCAAATACTGCCTGATAGAATTGACCAGTTGAACCGGTTACAAATGAAGGGTTATTTGAGAAATTATATTCTCTATTGTTTGCTCTGATAAAATAATGAGAAGTAGATACGTTTTCAACTCTACGAGCTTGCCATTCACCACCACCTGCAATCGCTTGTAGTAACGCTACAGACCCAGTATATGCTCCAGCGGTTTGCCAATAAATACCTGCTTTTGATTCTGTAGCTGGCGCCAATGCTCCTGTAATGGATGCAACCAATGCTAATGGATTCAACAATAACACTCCCATATCTGGATAAAATAATCCCCAACCCAATCCGTTTGATGCGGTATATGAATTTATACTTGAAGTTGCCGCAGTTCCTATATTCAATGAACCACTAACGAGGTTATAAACACGACCCGCTTGAGTTACTTGTTGGTTTTGGTCTCCACTATCATCTATAAGAGTTACAACTCCTTTTGAACCGGAAAGTTTTAATGAAATATTTCCTGGATCCATTCTTTCCTTATAACGAGATCTTTCTACAGTTAATGCGTAGAAATTAGTCATATTATATGTACCAGTTGAACCACTTCTAACAGTAAAGAAGTTATCAGTTTTACTCAACAAAATATTGCGCCATTGATAATACACAGCTGTTGTAGATAATTTAGCTTGGTCATCTTGTGCTAATGTCGGTGCACCATATCCATTAATATCACCATAAGCAATAGAGAATTGAACTTCTGCATCCGTAGATGAAGTTGCTTTTTGATAAACATCCAAATAATATCTACCACTTACACTGGCAACTTGTGCCGAAGATGTAAATGTATTTGTAATTACCAATGAACCAGTATCTCCTGTCCAAATCCCAGATGTTACAACTTGTGTTCTATTTGTAATAATATCAGTTTGACCTAACATTTTATATACACCTGGAGAAACTGCGTTAGTTTGTGAGCTCAATTGCTCTCCTTGTCCAAGATATTGATTTACAATTTTAACAATTTGCTGTGTATCTACTGGAACACCGGCCGTTGCCGCAACATCCGATAAATGCTTTGATAGGTTGCTAACTAATTGTGCGCCCCTATTATCTCTTATTATTGCCATTTTTTTATATTATTTTATATTTTTTATTATGCTAATCCTTCACCACGTGTACCAATACGGTCACTCTTTATATAAGATACGGTAACTGGAATAGTTTGAGAACCGCCGGTTTCATTGCCATATACGGTTATAGTTGTTTTAAGAGTTGCAGTTAGTGATGGGTTAGGAATGAATGTAAATCTTAATCCTTTAGCAATAGCTGCCGTTGCCGATACATCATCGCCGATAAAAATAGGTACAGTACCAACATCGGCACTAACACCTTCTCCTACAAGATCACCTGCGTTTTTATTAGCAAGGATAACGGTGTACCCTAAACTTCTATTACCTGCCGGAGATGTTGTTGGTGATAATGTAACTTCACCACTTTTTTGACTAAGAACAATACTTGGTACACCAAATTCAACAACAGGAATACGAGTTGTATTTTTTGGAAGAGTTACCAATTTGTATTTCATCACTTGAGTTTCATCAGGTGTGGCCTCTAATACGGGCATATTTATAATTGCAGCATCATAATAAGCCGATCCTAATGGATGTGCGGGCTCATATAATGCATAATCAATTTCATCATCTGCCAATGCGAATTGAGTAATATTCAATCCTTGTCCTGAAGCCATTTTTTCTCTACCCTTTTTAGTTAGGATAGCATCTACCGTTAAATCTGTGTTACTTAAATATCCCATAGTATATTATTATCGTTTGTTAATAAATATTGTTTTTTAAAAAATTATTACTCTACTTCCAAAATTGGTTCACTAATATCACGTCCTGCTTTATTTACTTTGATAACATTTGGATTGGTTGAGAATGTTTCTATTGGGTCTGTACCATCCAAAGTTGTTGCCGAAGTATTTTTACAACCTTTATAATAAGCGTTTTCCATTCCAGCCGTCCTATCGCTTGTAAATCTATTATGAATCGGTAAATAACCATCAACAGGTACAACACTTATAATATCACCAGTCACAGTTGGAATTGATGGTGCAGCTGATGATGTGGAGAATGGCTGTAAATTTAAATAAGTTTCAGTATACACCGATTGACTTACTGCAAATCCTTGCCTAGCATCTCCTTTACCCGTACTAGCTACTTTTACTCTATACGGAAATATATCTCTAGTAAATTGTTTAGTTATTAATTGTGCTTTATATCTTCTTTTAATTAATGTACCATCTACATCATAAAAAGTTCTAATTACAGAACCACGTATTCCAAATATACCAAATCCAATATCTTCATATTTTGATTGACCCACAACAGTTAATGATTTATTCAAATCCAAATTACTTAATACAGATGGTTTTTGTAAATCTATATCAATTAATGATTCCTTTTGTGTAGTTTCTGAAGTTACTTTTAAAGTATTAGCCGTAATATTAGTAGCATATTGTTCATTTTCAGAAGTTACTTTTAAAGTATTTGCATTAATCGTAGATTCTTTTTGTATATTATCCGAATTTACTTTTAAAGTATTTGCATTAATTGTAGTTTCTTTTTGTATATTTTGCGAAACAATAGGGATAACAACCGGTAAAGTTACATTCTTTTGAAAACTATCAGATATTACATCAGTTATATTTGCATTAATTTTAGAGTCTTTTTGAAAACTATCCGATTCAGTAACATACTCATACTTTATAGTATCATTTAAGTTATTAGTATCTGCCGTTGGTCTTTTATGTGCAACTTTACTTCTTTCTAAAAAATGTGGTTCAATCAATAA